AATGGCGCTGCACCCGGCCTGACCATCACCGATCCACGTGGCAATACGTGGACCGTCAGCACGGCTTCCAACTCCGACCCTGGCGCTGCCAACGCTGGTGTGACGTGCTACATCGCCCGATGTCGGGTGGCCAATGGCTACGTGAACGGTGATGACATCACCTTTACCTGGGGTGTCTCGGTGACGGCCAAGGCCATCACGATCGAGGAGTACACCGGAGTTCATGTCACGACGCCAATTGCGGTCGCAGCTGCAAATGCGAACGGTGCGAACGGTCAGGCCACGGCATCACTCACCCCGACCGCTGCGGGTCAGATGATGGTGATCTCGGCTGCGGTCGAAGGTCCTGATTCCGACACCTACACCGAAGACACGGACACTACGAACGGTCCGTGGGTCTCTTCCAATCGGTATGGCACCACGAACGCTACGGCTGACCTGAACGTCAAAGTGTTCGGGGCACAGAAGCTCGTGACTGCATCAGGAGCACAGGTCTGGACTCCCACAACCACCAGCCGTGATTGGGCCACCTGTGCCTACGCCTTGGGTCCGTTGGCCGGGATACCCCAGTACACAGATTGGGAAAACTTCAACGCTCAGGACTTCAATGACCAGGGCGTGATGACCAGTGCAGAGGTCGAGACGGCACAAACGCTGTTCGCCAGCCATGACCTCATCGTGGACAAGGCAAATGAGGTCGAGGTTGTTCAGGACCTCACCATTGAGCACGTTGCCGGTGTCACGAATATCGACCTGGTTCCGGCTGCCGAGGTTACTACCGCTCAGACGATCATTCAGACTCGAGACATCTCCCTCGCACGGGCGAGCGAGGTGGAAACTGCGCTGGTCCTGCCGCAGACTCGAGACATTCTGCTTGGTCGAGCATCAGAAGTAGACACCGCCGCAACGCTGGTGCAGGAGCGATCGATCCTGCTCGGCCTGGCTGCTGAAGTCGAGAATGCCAAGATCCTCACCACCACCACCGACATCACGCTGGTCCCTGCTCCCGAAGCTGACACTGCCAAGGCCCTCCTCACCACCACCGATATTCTGCTGACCCCGACAACTGAAATCGAGACCGCACAAGTTCTAGATGCCGTCGCAGAGAACGTTGTCATCCTCGGCTTCGCAGAAGAAAACAACATCGTTGCCGCTCTGGTTGTTGACATTGATGTCAACCTCTTCTATAGCCCCGCCGTCGAAGCAGAGACGGCACAGACGCTGGTTGTCTTCCACGAAGTCTTGTTGGTGCCCGCTACTGAAGCCGAGACCGCCAAGACTCTGCTCACTACCACCGACATCACGCTGGTACGGGCGGCAGAGGTCGAGACCGCCGAGGTCCTGCTTACCACCACGGACATTCAACTCAGCGTTGCGACCGAAACTGACACCGCCAAGATCCTCAAGGTCGAGCAAGAAGTTCTGCTCGTTCCGGCAGTAGAGCTTGACACCGCCAGCCAGCTCCATGGATTGGGTGAGCTGGAAATCGTCCTGACTCCAGCGGTAGAAGCTGAGCTTGCGCAGCCCGTTGTCGCCGGTGTCGACGTTATTCTGGAAACGGTCTTCGAGCATGAAATCGTCCAGGAGCTCGAGCTCCGGCCCGTCCTTGATGTCCTCTTGGTCCCAGCCATCGAACAAGAGACCGCTTCGATCATCATCGTTACCTTTGGGCTCGGCACCGATGTCTTCTTGGATCCAGCACTTGAGATTGAAACTGCGCAGATCGCTACGCTCCGCCTTGCACACCCGCTGGACTTGCAGGGGCTCCGCTTTGAACTCTTGGATCCTACACACGCCGCCCTGCTCCGGCAGGTGCAGCACGCCGTTGTCATACCGCCAGTTCACGCACAGGTTCTCGTTTCGAGTGAGGTAGGGTAGAGCCGTGGCCAACATCCTGAAGGTTCCCTTCGCATCAGTTGAGCTTCTCAACGTCGCGATCTCCACGCTCCTGGGATCACCGACAAGCTTCGATGTACAAGTGGGACTCTCCACAGACCTTGAACAACCACCTGGGGCATTCGTAGCTGCTGCTTGGGACCCCGGCGGACAGATCATCGCCGAGCTCGATGGGCAGTATCAGAAGGCTGACGTGGCGCAGATCTTGGTGAGCAATGACACCGGGCCTGGTGACCTGAAGTTCACTGCCATCGGAGATTACTTCGTATGGGTGAAGCTCTCTGACCAAGGTGACCAGGCAATCATTCGTCCGGCCGGAAAGATCAAGGTGACCTGATGGTGTGGGAAACGGGTAGCTCAGCCAGCAACTCTGCCTTCGACAACGATGCCATCAAGGACATTGAGCCGGTCATCATCGACACGTGGTCGTTCCTTGACTACAAGGTTCCGTTCAGGATGCCGCAGGGTCACACGGCCGTCATGCCGACCTGGGCCGACGATCACCTGCGCAGGCTTCGTGCCTACACCCTGTACGACGCCTACTACAAGCAGTGTGCTCGGCGTTGGATGAAGCGGTCTCCCACCGAAGACATGGAGGACCGCAGGGAATACGGTGATGCCTACGTCATCACCGAAACGGCCATGGCGTCCCTGCTCGGCAATGACCAGAACGTTGTGGTCGAGGGTGCCATCTCAGGGGAGAACAACGACGGCCCCGAAAACAAGCAGCAAGAACGCTTGCGGCAGTGGGTGGAGGATGAGAACGCACTCTTGAAGTTCACCGAGTGTGAGCGCAATGCCGTGAAGTTGGGTGACGGCGTGTACACCCTCGGGTGGAACAGCAAGAAGAAGCGGGTGATCCTTCGGGTATGGGACCCCGGCTTTTACTTCCCCGTTGACGACCCGCTCAATGACGAAGAGTTCCCCAACAAGGTCCACATCGCCTACGAGTTCGAGGAAGTGGACCCCAACGACAAGAATCAGAAACTGAAGAAGGTCCGGAAGATCACGTGGGAGCTGGTCGACGCCGAGGGTGGCCTGAGCGTGCCGTGGGAGAAGGAAGCGCCAGAGAAGAACTGTCGTTACTCTGACGGGGTGTGGACCCTGAGCGGTGAGCAGCAGACCGGGCTGGACGACTTCACCGCTGAGAATGCTGTTTGGCGGCAAGAACCGATCCTGCTCGGGCTGGACTACATCCCCGTGATTCACATCCCCAACATGAACTTCAGCTCAACGGACGAGTGGGGCGTGCCGGTCATGGCCCCTACCATGCAGCTGTTTGACGACCTGTACAGCACCGATACCGATCTCCAGAAGTCCTCGGCCCTGGCCGGAAGCCCGGTGCTCGGTGTGGCAGAAGGCATGGTGGACCGGAACGACAAGGGTGAGGTGGTGAGCTATGGTCCAGGTTCGATTTTTGAAGGGAAGTTGGAATTCACCGACACAAGCAAGAATCTGGACGCACTCCTCAAGCTACAGGACGCCCAGCTCAAACGACTCAGCGTCAACAGCCGTATTCCTGAGACCTTGCTTGGCCGGATAGATCCCGGCAAGGTGCAGTCCGGCGTCATTCTCACGATCACCTTGGCACCCCACACCACATTGATTCGTGAGATGCGCCGGATTCGCAGGGTCAAGTACCGTTTGCTGTTCAAGATGGTCATGCGGTTCATGTGGAAGGAAGACGCCCAAGGCATCTCGGAGATCTTCGCCACAGACCTGCAGATGGGCAGCTACCTCCCGGCCGACAAGACCGAAGTGAGCGGTATCGTCACGGCCGTCCTGAACGCCCACGGCATGAGCCGGGAGACCGGCATCCGCATGTTGCTGGAGGCGGGCTACCCCATCGACGACATCAACGAAGAGATCGAGCGTATCGAGCACCGAGACTTCGCAGGTGCGAAGGATCTGTTCGACGCCACCACCGACCCCGACGCTGTGGCAGAGTACCTTGGCATCCAGATTTCTCAGGAATCGGTCAGTCCGCAACAAGAGCTTGACCATGAGCTTGAGCTCGAAGAAGCCAAGGGAGAGCAGGCTCGCCAGACGGCGAAAGAGGTCTTCAAAGCCAACCAGCAAGCGCCCGGACCGGGCAATCCGAACAGGCCCAACCCCGCCTCGGGGCAACCTGCTCGGAGACCATGATCACGGTTCGAACAAACCCGTGATACCGTAAGGCCACCGGCGATGAGCCCGGAGCTACCCGAGCATAGGGAGAAATGGGATTCCAATGGGTGAAGAAGACGAAGGCACCAAAACCGGCGACGAGGGCACCCAACAAGACCCTCCCCCGTCCGGAGACGATGGCAAGCTGACCCCAGAACAGGTCCGTTCTATTGCCGCCAAGGAGAAGCGCGAAGGCAAGGCGGCTGGCCGGAAAGAGCTGTTGAAGCAGCTTGGCCTCGAGAACGAAGAAGACCTCACGTCACTTGTCACCTCACACCGTGAAGCGCAGGACCGAGAAAAGTCCGATGCTCAGAAGGCCCGAGAGGCCGCTGACTCGGAAAAGGCTGCAGCAGCGGAGGAGCGGAAGGCCGCACGTCTCGAGCGGTACAGCGCCAGGGCAGAGACGGAACTGATCAAGGCAGGAGTTCCGTCCAATATTGCAGAGCGCACCGTCCGGCTCATGGAACTTGAGTACGACGGTACCGATGAACTCCCCCAGCGGGACGACATCATCGAGGCAGTTCAAGCACTGAAAAAGGACACCCCTCAGCTCTTCTCCTCGGAAGGCTCGAGCGGTGACCAAGAACAAGGGAATCCCGATTCAGACACAGGCAATCCTCCGAAGACACCGTCGGGCAAAGAACCGACGGCCAAGGAGAAAGCAGCCGCCCGGCTCAAGCGGATGCATCCCGAAGGTCAGCAGGCCATGACGTCGTACGACGACTTGGTCAAGAAGTAGCCCAAGGAGGTTTACGTGGGCTTTGACCCGACGATCTCATCCGAGACGTTCGGAGGCACCGACAAGTCCTGGATCCGCACCCGTGCGGGCCTGGACCGCATGAAGCCAATCATGCTCGACATGAGTGCGTTCAACGCCAACCATGTCATCAATGGTCGGATTCCCTCCGGCACTGCTCTCGCCAAGATCACCGCAACCGGCCTTTACGGCCCCTATGTGACCGCCGGAGCTGGCGGTCTCGAAATCGGTGTGGGCTTCCTGTTCGAGGACGTCATCGTGGACAAGGTGTCCCAGGTCGACAACCTCGCAACAGCGGTAGACCCCTCCGCAACCCTGTTCCATGTTGGTGACGTGCTGGAATCCAAGCTCCCAGTGTTCACTGGCACCGATGGTGAAGTTGACGCTGCGTTCAAGGTGGACGTTGCCGGCAACATCACATTCTGGCCGTAGGAGGAGGTTGAAACATGGCTGGTAACATGATCTTCGACCTCGTCTCGCCTGCTGAGCTCACGCAGTTCGTCAGGGCCTACGACAACGAGGTGCTGCGGCCGGATGCTCGTTTCATCCTCAGCCGTTTCATGCCGGACCTGATGATCGATGACCTCGAGTATCGGATTCGGAAGCAATCGCTACAGGACGTGGACATCGCCGAGTACCGCTCGTGGGACACTCCGGCCCCGATGACCGCACGGCCCGGCGTCAGCCGGATTCGTGGTGAGTTGGGTCCGATCTCACGAGGCATTCTGCTCGGAGAAGAGGAAATGCTCCGTCAGCGTTCGCTGGACTCCCAGTCGAACGACCCCATCATCACCGCGATCTACCAGGACGCAGAGCGGATGACCCGCTCGGTCCGTGCTCGCATCGAGATGGCAATCGGAGACGTGTTGAACGATGGGATCATGACGATCTCGGAGAACAACATCACCCTCACGGCCAACTTCGGCCGGGCAGGTGCCATGTCGGTCACGGCAGGTACGCTCTGGACGAACGTAGCATCCACGATCCTGTCGGACATCCTCACCTGGATGGCCGCCTACGAAGTACAGAACGGCGTGACGCCGGGTCTGCTCGTCGTACCTCGTGCTCGTGTGGGCAACTTCGCCCTGAACACCGAGATGCGCAACTACGCTGCTGCGAACGGCACGGTGCCGTCTCGCCTCAACGAAGCTGCCATCAACCAGGTGTTCGCGGCAGAAGGCATCCCGCCGATCTTCGTGTACGATGGTCAGTTCCGGAAGAACGGCACGCTGACTCGCACACTTCCGGCGAACAAGGTGTTCCTCATGCCGCCCGCAGGCGAGCCGCTTGGCAACGTCTTCTGGGGTACTACGGCTGAGTCACTCCGGCTTCGGGAGAAGGGATTGATCCAACGTGAGGAGGCTCCTGGGCTTGTGGCATTCGCCATGACGCAGGACCACCCGGTGCAGACAATGACCGTTGCGACGGCCGTTGCGCTGCCCGTCATGCCCAACCCGAACCTGGTGATGGATGCGGTGGTTGCCTAGGCAGCTATCGTGATCCTCGCCGCACTTCGCCGTCGGCCGAGAGGGGGTCGGGGTTTCGACCCTGGCCCCCTCATTCGTTCACAAGGAGAACAATGGCAATCCTGACCAGAAAGAACATTCCGATTGCTGGGGCCGACGTGGCGGCCGGGTTCGTGGCAGCTACTGTCACGACCGGCGACAAGGTCATCCCCGGTCCCGGAGTCTTCGTCATCGTGAAGAACGCCAGTGGTGCACCGATCACGGTCGCCATCGACGATCCCAACACCCCGACGCCTCCGGGCTACACAGCGTTCAACCCAGACGCAACGGTCACGGTCGCAGCGACCACCGGCCAACAGGCCATTGCTATTCCTGATCGGTTCGCCGGTGCAGACGGCATGGCCACCCTCATTTGCTCGGCCGTGACTTCGGTCACCCTCCAAGCATTCCAAGTCTGAAGGGAGTGCAAGTGTCGGACAAGGTATTCTTCAGAGACGTCCACGTCTTCGATGATGAAAAAGGCGAGACCATCGTCTTCGAGGCGGGTACCGAACTCGACGAGTCGAAGTACGGACATCTTCTCCAGGAGCGAGAGAACCCTGACAAGAACAGTCCGAACAAGATCTTGCCGCCTCGCCTCGGTGATCATGTGTTCGAGCCGTTCGCTGACCACAACGCCGGTGTGCCGCTGGTCCCGCAGGACTATTCTAGCATGGACCGGAACCAGCTGCAGGAAGAGATCGACAACCGCATCACTGCGGGTGCCGTCATCAACCCGGCGTCGACCCGGAAGGCCGACCTCGTGGCAGCCCTCGTGGAGCACGACTCGCTTGGACAGCCCGCAGCGGTCAAGGAAGACGTCACGGCGTAGGCCATGCCCACAACGACCAGTGAACTCCAAGTTGCTCGTAGTTGGATCGGTACCGTTGAGGCGGATGATGACTTCAACGAGAGATTCGACCGGCACTATCTTGAACAAGCCGGACTGGGGAGCAGCGAAACGGAGAAGCGAACGGAGGCTCTGAATCTCGCAATAGATGAGAGCCTCCGTTCGCAACTGGCATCAATGACGTTGGATCAGCCCGGATCAGCTTCGGCTGAGGGGATGTCCTACGCCAACAACCAGAACATGATCACCCTGCAGCAGATGTTGAAGTTGTTCGAGCAGCAGTCGGGCGTTGGTGGTACCGGGCGCTTCTCGCATATGGTGCGCTACATCCAGCGGTGATCCGTGGTTGAGGTCGCAACACCCGGCTACGTTGATCTCCTGGAACACTTTGATGCGATGGGGGCGTTTGTCCAGTCGCAGCAGCAGGAAGTATTCAGGAACCTCGACTACATTCGTGGCGGAAGAGCTCGAACAGATCGCTACGCCAGAGCCATCAACGGCGAGCTCGACCACATGTTCTTCCACGCCCACTCTTGGGCTGACACGGGGATTGAAGCGGCCTACCGCTCCGGCTGGGACAGCGTGTACGGCAACAAAGCCGAATACACCATTCCTGCCGGGAACCTTCAGGACATGGCGAGGCAGCGGGAGACATACCGCAAGAAGCTGAATGACATGGAGCGGTACACCAGGAATGATGTCCGCCGTTTCATGAACGAGACTCGCAAGATTGGTGATGACGAGCTCATCGACCGAGAGATTCGGAAAAAGCTACCGTTCGTCAGCTCCGCCAGGGTACCGCAGGGAAATGGTGCTCGCCGGCATAAGCTCGCGAACTGGGCCAAGCTGCAGACAAAGGCAGCACACCAATCAGCCTTCAATACCGGCACACTCGATGCCGCAGTGGCGAAGAAGATTCAAGTCATGGAGGTCAGTGACGGCCCCGGTTGTGGGTGGACTTCCCACGATGACACCGACACTGCAAACGGGAAGCTGGTTTCCCCGGAAGAAGCACGTGCGAATCCAATCGCGCACCCCAACTGTCAACGGCAGTTTCTTCCTCGCCCGGATCTGAAGGGGAAGGACAAAGACAAGGCCAAGAAGTTCACCAAGAAGCAGGTGGCAGCGGCGATCACGGCCAGTATCGCTGCGGCCGGTGTGACCCGAGCCCTGTTCCTCGTCACAGAAGAAATCGTTGACCCAGAACTTGTCCTGCGGTACAACAAGATCATCAGGGTGGGAAGGATCTACGAGCGTACCTGGAACAGACTTGTTGATAGGTTTCATCCTTTGGGCAGTCGTCGCCCGGACGCTGAGATCATCCCGTTCTACCAGCCTCCGCCCCTCGGACCCATTGACTTTCCCATCGCCGTTGGGGATGGTATAGAGCGAACGGCCAGGGCAGCGGCACATGTCATCACGGGTCCGCCCACCCAAGCAGGCTGGCAGCTCTCAACGATGCAGTGGGGTGAGGCAATCCTTGACCATCGCATCAAACTGCCGCAAGCACCCCAATGGTTCAAGGATACGATTCACGCCTTTGACAATGATTCAGATACGAA